TACTTTCAACCCGGACGGGCTTGCAGAGAGCCAAAGCGGTGCGCAGTTGTGGGAGATTGTCAGGAATGAGGACTACGGGATTGCATTGCCAAGCGAGAACTTCAAGCCCTCGAATGGCGACACGTACATCCTTTACGGTTACGACACTAAATTTGTTTCCGACAGGCTCATTCCGCAAGCCGAACAGGAGTTACTGGCAAAGGCTCACGAGATTATCTTGAAGAAGAGCCAAGACAAGTCCATATACAACTGCCCGACCGACCCTGTGCGTTGTGCCGGGTACAAGGAGCGCAACGGGGAAATGGTTTACCTGCCCTCCGATGTCGTGGACTTGGATATTGGTCAGGCGGTGGAGTTGCGTAATGAGGGCTACTTCGATAACGGCTACCGTATCAGCCGTGTGCGCTCCTTTGAGAAGCGTTTGGATAACCGATATAGCTGTACCTATACCGTTGGCGAGAGCGCAGCCTATTCAAGCCGGGCGGCACTTGAAGAAAAGGTCGATTCAATCACCTACAACAATACGCAGTATTTTTCAGGTGGAGGCAGTGGCGTGTATGTTATCAAGAGGCACGATGGCACTACCCCCAGCGACCACAACGTATATTCCTCACTTCGTGCCAAGTCGGAGTTCCTGCATAAAGTAAACCCCGATGTCGCCACTGGTCTAAAGAAGTTCCTTGACGGCATAGAGGCTGGTTTTTACGAGGAGGGCGTGTCGGGCGGCAAGTTCGACAAGGACGGAAACTTGGAGGCGCACAGCCTACTTGTACGCACCCTTGCCAAGATTGCGACCGCAATTGTCGGGCAGATAGGCTCGGAGAAGTTTGTTGACGGCTTTTTCGGTGAGGGCTTCCAAATATGGAAGATGCTCGCAACAGGCGACTGGAGCATGACGATAGACCGCCTGACCGTGCGCAAACTTATGACCGTGTACGAGCTGCTTATTGCCAAGATTAGGGCGGTAGGCGGTCAGTTGGTCGTGTCTGCTGGAAACGGCAAGATAAAGACCGTGGAAACTGACGAGAGCGGAGAAAACTACCTTATCAAGTTCGAGGACACGAACACATTTGCGGAGGGCGACCTGATGCACTGCCAAGTGTGGACGGGTTCGGGCATCAAATACTACTGGGTGCGTGTTTCCTCTTCTGACGGGGACACCATAACCGTGCCTATTTCTGAATTTGAGGGGGTGCAGCCGGAAGAGGGGGACGAGTGCGTGCTGATGGGTAACACCGATAACCCGTTGCGCCAAAACCTTATCAGCATATCCGCAACGGAGGACGGACAGCCACGCATTGATGTCCTGAACGGGGTAAAGACAAAGAATTTCGAGGGCTGTTTGCGTGCGAGGCTGGGCAATCTTGATGGGATTAGTGATAACGCTTTCCCTGCCGATAATCAGCCTCACGGGGATGGTCTGTATGCCGACAATGCATATTTGCGAGGTACGTTTGTCCTCTCTACTGGCGAGGATGTCAAGACGAGGTTTGAGATACTGGAGGGGCGCATAAGTTCGGAAATTCAGTCCGTTGAAAAGGAACTTATGGCATACGAGAGTTACTTGCGTAACGCCTACTTCAACGACAACATGGACGGTTGGGAAACAGACAACGGTGTAACTTTCTTCCTCATAGGCAACAAATGGATATGGCTCAACGATAAGCCCTACGCCAATAAGACCGCCTACACGGGAATAATGACCGACCGCAACCGCACCGTGCTGTATATCAAGAACCGCTACCTGTTGCAGCGCAACGAGAACTTCGAGAGTCACCCCGTATGCGATGAAAAGGACATTGACGGAATGTTTCTGCCCAAGAAGTTCTACCTGTCTTTCTTCTACCGTTGCATCACACCCGGCACGCTCAAAATCGAGTTCGAGGGAGCAAATCAGGAGGGGTTCAGCCCGTTTGAAATGCTTTCCGTGAACCAAGAGATTGAGGCAACGGGCGAGGAGTATAAGACCTTTGAGGCAACGGGCTTATGGAACGGCACGGGCGACTTCCGATTGTCGTTCTCGGGTGAAATGTACCTGTATGCCGTCCGGCTTTCCCTTGACCGCATCGCAGACATCGAGCAGCGTTACAAGACTTTCTTTGAGCAGACCGACAAAAAGTTTACGCTGGCTGCGGAGGAACGTGCGGAAACCACACGGAAACTGGAAGAGTACCACACAGAAATGACGATTACAGCCCGTGAGATACGCTCCGAAGTGTCTGAAAGTCTTACCGACCTTGAAACGGGAATGACCGATAAACTGAACACGGCTATTGAGCAGACTGCGGAACAAATAAGCCTTGTTGCATCCCGATTTAACGAGGATGGCAGCATCAAGAATACAGCTGGACTTGTTACCACGGCAGAGGCAAACAAGATGTTCGCTTTCGATTCAGCAGGTAATTTGGTTTCGTTCATTGAACAGACTGCATCAAGTATCAAGATAAAGGCAAAAAATATTGCGTTGGAGGGACTTGTAACCGCTAATGGAAATTTCAAGATATTGGAAGACGGCAGCATCATTGCCCAAAACGGAAAATTCATCGGAGAAATTGAAACGCAGAAAGGGCTGATTGGCGGCTTTGAGATTGCTTCGGGGCGCATTGGCTCTGCCACAACTTCGGATAACGACTACGGAGGAGGGTTAGCCATATATGACGATTTCTTCCGGGTCGGTGCTGGCAACGGTTATGTCATGTTTGGAGATGATGTGATTCCATCTTCAGCCGGAGGCGCATTTACAGCAGCAGGTAGAATTGTCAATACTCATCCAAATACATCCGGCAACTATGGCTTTGACCAAGCCAATTATGGATTGTTTATCAGTGTGAGCGGTGGGACAAAAAATTATGGAATAAGCTCAAACGCAGCATTGATGGCTCCAGCATTTATTAATACTAAAGCTAAGCTGTTAACGTTCAGTGGGTCTACTTACTCTATTGATTTTTCTCAAAATAATATTATTTTGCTGTATTATAACAATCCTAACTATAGTAGCATTGAAGTCACTCTTCCTACAGAAAGTTCAGTTGCAAGGCAATTTGGGTTAAGTTCTTTGCCTACAGATTTTGCAGCTACTGTAATTTTTCGAGTAAGAACTGGCTCTAAAAGAATTATACTAAAAGGAATATACAATCAAAATGAAGGGACACAAGATTATGCTATGGAGCAAGGAGATTCTGTTATGCTTTTAATTACAAAAGCAGATGGATTTAGGTATCAGATTATTAACTATTCATCATAACAAAATGGCAAAATTAAATTTCAAATCTTTCTGTGTTTACACAAGCGTAAGCAAGAAAACCAAAAAAGAAGTCGATGTGCGAGAGATATTTGCCGACTTGCTCTACACAGGGGTGAACGGCATCCGCTCACACGCCCTTGCATTGAAGATATTTCAGAGTGAGGGAGAAACGAGTTTTAGCAATGAAGAGGTGGCACTAATTCGGAGTACAGCCGAAAAAATGTGCATTCCGGGTTTCATTGACGGATTGATTGAACAAATTGAGAATACGGGGGAAAACGAGGGCGATACGCAGTCTATTAACCCCATAAAATAATAACAATATGGCTATTACAGATGCGGAAAGAAAACAAATCGTTCAAGATGTACTTGCACAGGTTAAGGCTGCATCGCAGGGCGTGAACGAGTTGGAGGAGGTTTCAACCCTTGACGGGGTTAAGACCCTCCCGGCTATGAAAGGTAACAAGGTTGTAGCAGCCCCCGTGTCGCTGTTGGGCAAACCTGCCACCGATGCGGCTGCAAAGGCAACGGAGGCGGCAAATAAGGCTGTCGAAGCTACGACCCGTGCCGATGCAGCGGCTACCCTTGCCGCAAACAAGGCAGGAGTTGCAGAAACGGCAGCAGGAACGGCTAACGAAGCAGTCGGAAAGGTAAACACCGCCCTCGGCAACCTCGGAAATGTCGCTGGCGAGTTGAGGGGTACGATAGTGAACGTGAACCGGGTGCTGAACACTACAACCAAGTATGCGGACATCACGGCAGCGGTTAATGCTATTGTCGCAGCCAACATCATGGAGGCAAAGCAGGACGGGGTCGTGTTCATTTTCAACACGGCTAAGGGCTGGGCTTGCAAGCAGTTCTCGGGCAACACGGCTACGGAGTTCAACAACGCTTCCAAGTGGAAGGACTTTGGGGGTGGTTCGGGCAGCGGTTCGGGGTTCTACAATGTTACTGTTGAGCAGCCTTTGGGCAGCGGCTACTACACAAAGGAAACGGCTGTGGCGTCTCTTGCCGGGGCTGACATAGCAGACGAGGCGAAACTGGGCATGATTATCACTTTCGAGGTCAGCGCAGGGAAATGGGCTGATTACCGCTTTGCCGGAACAAGCGTCAGCAGCTTCCTCACCCCCGGAGCGTGGGAAGAGTACGGGGGCGCAGGTGCGGTCAAGCAGATAACATTCAACGGTGAGAAAAAGACCCCTGACGATGCCGGAAACGTGGTTCTCAACGTGGATGTTCCCGAAGTGGACGAAACCTTGAACCTCGATTCCACTAACCCTGTTCAAAATGCCGCAGTAACGGCAAAACTGAACGAGGTGGATGCTGGTACGCTTTTCGGCAGCGAGGTAACGGAGAATGACGATAACACGGTAACGGTGAGCCTTAAAAGCAAGTCGGCAACCATTACGGAATTTACCATACCAGCCGGAGGCGGTGAAACCGGGTCGGCAACCAAAATCGTGCTTTCCTCTTCCGTTGATAACCCGATTATCAAAGAGGGCGGCAGTTCCATACTGACCTATACCTACGACCACCAATATACAGGTGGCGATGAAGCCGGGCAATCCACTGGGCAGAGGGCGAACATAACCATACAGATGAAGCGAGGTGTGCAGACGGTTTTCACCCAGTCCTACACCAATGTCGCAAAGGGCAGTTACAGCCTTGACATATCCAAGTACCTGCTGCTCGGTACGACTGACATCTACGTGAAAGCAGAGGTTACGGACATCGAGGGCAAGAAGCAGACCAAGCAGGCATATTCATCCGTTAAGGTGGTTACGCTGGCTCTCTCCACTTCCTACAACCTTGCCAACAAGGTAGCGCAGGGCGGCTACGGAACGCTTGAAACCGTGTCAATACCGTTCACCGTTTCGGGTGCAGGAACAAAGGTCGTGACCCTCTATGTGGACGGCAAGCAGCAGAACGCACAGACCGTAACCAAGTCCGGCATCACCAACGGCAACTTTAACCTCTCGTTGAGTACCCTTGCAGCCGGGCGGCATACAATCCAAATGGTTGCGGAAATGGATGCCTCGGACGACCTTACAATCAAGTCCGAAAGTATCTACTTTGACATCCTGAAAGCCGGAAGTTACAAGCCTTTCATCGGTACGCTGTTGCGCCACGCTGATGGGCGTATCTTCACGAGCGACCACCTGACCCCGACAATCGAGGTAGGGCAGTATGAGAAGATGGATTTTGAGTTCATCGCATACGACCCCGACAAGACCCCGGCTGATATGTCCGTGTTCCGTGACAACGTGAAGACACAGACGGTCAGTGTGCCAAGAACGGTGCAGATATACACCAACCGCTACACCTCGCAAGGCAAGACCAATATGCGTTTCGAGTGCGGCACAACGCTGTACCCGTTCTACATTGATGTTAAGGCTTCAAGCATCGACATCGAGGAGATTACCGCAGGGCAGGTGCTGAAACTTTCAGCCGCAGGTCGTAGCAACACGGAGGAAAACCCGGCACAATGGGAGTACAACGGTATCAAGACCGCTTTCAACGGCTTTGACTGGAGCGGTAGCGGCTGGACGGGCGAAACATTGAGGATGCAGAACGGGGCAAACATTGAGATAGGCTACAAGCCCTTTGCCTCGGATGCCACCCCCAACGGGGCGACCTACGAATTTGAGTTACGTTGCTCCAACATCACGGACAAAAAGGGCGTTATCCTGTCCTGCATGGAGGGCGGCATCGGCTTCCAAATGACAGCGGAAGAGGTGAAGATGATAGCCTCCAACGGCTCATCGGTAAACACTCCTTTCGTGCCTGACATGAATTTCCATATCAGCTTTGTAATCCAAAAGAAAACGGACACAAGGCTTATGGAGTTGTACGTGAACTGTGTGCGATGTGGTACGAAGCAGTATGCCGGAACGGAGAGATCGGAAGAGCACACGTCTGAACTCC